ACCAGTAGTTGAAATCAATGATGAAAACGAAGGCATAGACAAAAATCCTAAATTCTATGACTCACAAAAACCAGTACATAGTGTACAGGCTGCAATTTTATTTCAGCAAGGTCTAGTCACTGACAACATTCGCGGCCCTATCACCAGCAACAGCCAACGTGAAAGTCCCAGCACCGTATACGGCATTTCGACTCCAGGCCGACCTGTGTACCAGGGCGGGTTTGATCCTGCTGAAATAAAACAAAAATTACAAACAGGACAGATTAAACCACAGGACATTATGGTAATCGGACGCCAAGGTGGACACACCTTTGTCATGGACGATGGCGACCTTACTGGAAAAAACACATTAGTTAGAATTCGATCAGCAAAAGGCCATCAAATTACAATGAGCGATGATGGTAACTGTTTTTACATTACACATGCCAACGGTCAAACATGGTTAGAGTTTGGTGCAGAAGGCAGTGTCGATGTGTTTAGTACAAACTCAATCAACCTTAGAACTAAAGGCACATTAAATTTTCATGCTGATGGTGATATTAACATGTTTGCCGGAAAAACTGTGAACATAAAGTCTGGTTCTAACACCACAATTGAAGCGTCGGCTAAATTAAATCTTATATCTCAAGCTGCCACAACAATTTACAGCAAAAGTGTACTGGGCTTACTCAGCGATGGTGCATTGAACTTAAAATCAAAATCTGGTGGCTGGAATGGTGGGTCAGCACTAAACATTCAAGCCGGTTGTATTAACTTAAATGGCGGTGGGGCACCTTCAGTTTCGCCTCCTATTAGTCTGCGAGATTTGTCGCTGACCGATGTTAAGTTTACCACCAGCGGATGGAAAGCTCAGCCAGGCACACTAAAAACAATTGTTACTCGAGCCCCAACACACGAGCCTTATCCGTACCACAATCAAGGTGTTAATGCAGTTACAAGTCTTGGAGAAGGTATACCGGCCAAACTAGAACCATCTGCAGAAGAAGCAATTTTTGCTGCCGAGGACGCACCGCTTGAAGATCAAATTGACATTGCTGATTATACAGAGCAACCAACTGCTGATGACGGCCTAGGATCTTTAGATCAAGATGAATTTACTGGCGTACTTGCACAGTCTGCGGTATCAACTGGACAACAATTTGATGAAATAGTACCAACTGATGACAATGTGTCAGTTGGTGCATATGGATTAAATTCAGGACAACTAGAAACACTGGGATATGTTAAACCTGGAACAACACAGCAATTGATCAATGGTGATCCAACTACAGCAGAAAAAGTACTGGCTAATCCGTCAGTATGGACCGGTAAAGGTGGCATTAATACATTAACTGGATTTTTATCTGACAAAAAAACACAGTCAACTGCACAACAGGCATTATTTGCAGCCACATTATCTGGACTAAAACAAAAAGGTGCAGTAACTGGCAACGAACCGTCAACACAGCTTGGAGGAATACTGCAAGTTGGTGCTAAGTTTGGTGTTGACACCGCAGTTAAATGGTTAAATGGAAACGCACCGTCGAGCTTGATTAATAATATTGCTAAGACTGCTAGACAGGGACTTTATGCCACTGCATTTTCAAATCAGAAGCTTGGTAGCCTTGGGCGTGCAACTGTACCGGGTTATAATAACACTGTGCAACGATCAAGCATTGACACCGCAGTTGGCGCTATTATTAATAGTTCAAAAATACCAACCCCAGATTTTAGTAACCCAGGAACAGATAATGCTGATGAAAATGTTTGAATTTTAAAATAATAAATATTATATTATGCCAACATTCATCGGATTCAACACTGTCGACCAACCTAAGAAATTTACGTTAACAAACTTTGATTTAGTTAAACGAGATTTTTTAAATGCCATTAACATCAGACAAGGGCAGTTAGTAGGCCGTCCAGGCTACGGAACTACCTTGTGGGATAACCTGTTTGAAAGTCAAACACAGGCCACACAAGCTGCCATTGAACGAGAAATACAACGTGTAGCTGGATTAGATCCACGACTTTATATTAAATCAATTAACGCATATCCTCAGCAAAATGGAATATTGTTAGAAGTTGATGCTGCCATGGTACCTAGCACCGACGCTCAACGTCTAAGCATTTTCTTAGACCAAGAATCTCGACGAGCTAGTTACATATAAACTACGTAGTTTATTATACAAATAAATAAAAGAAACTTAATAAAATGGCAAAAACTACAAGACAAACCGCAATATTTGGAGTTGAAGATTGGAAAAGAATCTATCAAACCTACCGAGAAGCTGACTTTCAAAGCTACGACTTTGAAACTCTACGCAAGAGTTTCATTGACTATTTGCGCTTGTACTATCCAGAAACATTCAATGATTATATTGAATCCAGTGAGTTTATTGCTTTATTAGATGTTATGGCCTTTATGGGGCAAGGACTGGCATTCCGCACTGATCTTAATACTCGAGAAAACTATTTAGACACTGCCGAGCGCCGAGACAGCGTGGTTAGATTAGCTAACCTAGTAAGCTATACACCCAAAAGAAACACAGCCGCACACGGCTACTTAAAAGTTTTTTCTGTTTCTACCACAGAAAATGTCTACGACTATAATGGCATTAATCTTTCAAATATCACAGTTAACTGGGCAGACCCTACAAACCCAGACTGGCAAGAACAATTTACCAGTATTATCAATGCCGCATTGGTGGACAGTCAAAAAATTGGCCGCCCAGGCAATTCACAGACAATACTAGGGGTAAAAACCGACGAGTACGGAATTAGTTTACTGCCTGGCTTCTTGCCAATCATACCCTACAATGCCACAGTTGACGGGGTATCAATGCCGTTTGAAGCAGTGAACTCTACCAGCGTGGGGAAAACATATCTGTATGAACCAGCACCGCGCCCCGGAGTACCGTTTAATGTACTATACCGTAACGACAATCTAGGATACGAAAGTCCAGACACGGGTTATTTCTTTGCTTTTAAGCAAGGCGTGTTACAAAATCAAGACTTTAATTTAGCAGAACGTATTTCTAATAGATCCGTTAACATTAATATTGAAGGTGTTAACAATGATGACCGTTGGTTATTTCAACTCAGCAATGTAGGCAGCATTTCTAAAGAATGGACCTATGTTGACAGCGTGTATAGTGCCGCAGTAGAACAACTATCTCCAAATTTAAGATCGCTGTTTTCTGTCAGCAGTAGAACCAATGACCAAATTACTTTAAACTTTGGCGATGGCGTATTCAGTCAGATCCCAGTAGGCTTGTTCCGCTGTTACGTTCGTGCCAGCAACGGTCTTGAATACATTATTAATCCTGAAGAAATGCAGAGTGTAAGTCTGCCTATCAGCTATGTTAGTCGTACTGGACAAAACCAAGTAATAACATTCACCTGCGGTATCACAACACCGGTGTCCAATGCATTGGCTAGAGAATCAATAACAGAAATTAAACAACGTGCGCCTGCTCGTTACTATACACAAAATCGTATGGTTAACGGTGAGGACTATAACAATTTTCCGTTTACTGCATACAACAGTATTTTAAAAAGCAAAGCTCTTGCACGTAGCAGTATTGGTACCAGTCGATATCTTGATCTAGTAGATAATACTGGAAAATATTCAAGCACTAATACGTTTGGCAGCGATGGCGCCTTGTATGAAAACAATGTGTTACCTACAATTTTATTCAGCTGGCTAACCACCAACGACATTGTTGATGCAATTACAAACAAGCTACAGCCAAATTTAGTTGGCAGTTTGATGCATCAGTTTTACTATGCTAACTTCTACCGCCCATCATTGACAACTGGATTACCAGTTACCTGGCACCAAAGTACCACACAGGTCAACGAAACCAGTGGTTATTTTGTAGTGTCCGGTAGCCCAGCCCCAATTGGATTCTATTCTGGATCTAATACAAAGTATATTACAGTTGGTTCTATTGTAAAGTTTGTGCCACCTCCTGGTTACTTTTTTGACGCAAACAATAGACTCAAAGTTGGGACTCCGGTACTAGCCGATGAAAAATTAGAAATATGGGCATCGCCTACCAGTGTAATACTTGACGGTACTGCACAAGGTGTTGGCAACTTACCTAACGGAGTTGGTCCAGTAGTTTTAAATAATTTTGTTCCTACTGGCGCAATTGCCAGTCAGGTTATTCCGTTGTTTAACACCGACTTGCCCACAGACATACAGCAACAGATGCTAGAGCAAATTGAGTTGTTTAGAAATTTTGGACTTGGGTACAACAATTTAACCAACACTTGGTATGTAATTTCTTCAACAAACTTAGATCAAGATGCGGCATTTAGTTTGGCTAACGCACAATCAACATTAGGCATTAACAATGATGCCAGCTGGCTAGCACAGTTTGTAACAAATGGCGAGTCTTATACTATAACTCTAAGAGGCCTAGCATACTATTTTGGTAGTGTATTAAAAACTAGATTCTTCTTTAACGATGGTAACAAAATCTATGATAGCCGCACAGGAACAACTATTAAAGATTTTATCAATGTGTTAAAAACCAATAGCAAACCTGACTCTAATCAGCCTTTGCCCGGTGACATATACATGACCATTGTTGGTCAACCTGTACAAAGCGACGGTTACGTTGACGACTTTCAGGTATTAGTAAGTTATCGAGACAGTGATGCAGATAATGTTCCTGACAACCCTGACTTTTTCTCTGAAATTGTTGGACCAGAACCAACATCGGGACAACCCGGTAGTCTAGTGTTCTTGCAGGAAACAGTTGACTTTGATAACCTGCAGAGATATCTGTTAGTTGAAAAAGACATTGTCAACTATTCCTATGCTACACAGTCTGCAATTGAAGCAGTTAAATTGGAATATGTCCCTGGACAGGTATTTTATGCATACACAGATAATGCATTTTACATCTTAGTTGAAAATATTGATGGTGTTAGATCGTTACAATCAACTACAGAATTTATTACCCGCAAAGGACGCCAAGATCTATATTTCCAGTATAGACACAATAGTCCATTGACCAGCAGGATTGATCCCGGTACTACCAACATTATTGATTTGTATGTCGTGACACAACAGTACTATACTGCATATCAAAACTGGGTGCGCGATACCACTGATACAATACCTATGCCCGAGATGCCAACAATTAATCAGTTA